GCTCAAGCATTTAAACATTTGCTAGGTTAGGAGATTTAACTCATGGCAACTTTTACTACCTATGACGCGGTTGGTATCCGCGAACAGTTAAGCGATACGATCTTTTCTATAAGTCCAGAAGAGACTCCGCTGATTTCCAACATCGGACGTGGCAACGTCGCTAACACTTTGTTTGAGTTCCAAACAGATGCACTTGCGGCAGTAGACACTGGAAACGCTGTCGTGGAAGGCGCGGACGCCGGAAACGCGACTCAGGTTGCGACGAAGCGTATGCAAAATTACACGCAGATCAGCAACAAGGTTCTCCAGATTTCTGGAACTGAAGAAGCTGTCAACAAGGCGGGCCGCAACTCTGAAATGGCTTACCAGTTGGCGAAGAAGTCTTCTGAGTTGAAGCGTGACATGGAAGCAATCCTGACTCGCAACCAAGTTGCGGCGGCAGGCGATTCTTCAACTGCGCGTACAACTGCATCTTTGGAAGCATGGCTCCGCACCAACACTAACCGTGGTTCTGGCGGTACAACTGATGGCGCGAACCCAACTCTGTCTGGCACAACATCTGGCTACCCAAATGCGGCGGCAACAGATGCTTCAAACGACGCACTTCGCGAGTTCACTGAAACTTTGTTGAAAGATGTGATTCAGTCTGTATGGACAGAAGGTGGTGACCCATCAATCTTGATGGTTGGCCCAACTCAGAAGCAGAAGGTATCAACCTTCGCAGGTATCGCGGCACAGCGTTACATGGCTCCTAACGACGGTCCATCAACGATTATCGGCGCGGCAGACGTGTATGTAAGCGACTTCGGTTCAATTCAGGTTGTACCTAACCGTTTCCAGCGTGACCGTTCTGCGTTCGTACTCGATCCTGAGTACGCATCTGTACAGTTCCTCCGTGATTTCGAGGTTATCGACATTGCCAAGACAGGCGATAGCGAGAAGAAAGAAATCGTAGTGGAATACGGGCTTCAAGTCTCCAATGAAGCGGCACATGGTGTGATCGCTGACATCGACGTTACTGCTTAAGTAGCGTGACTACGGAAGGGGCTTCGGCCCCTTCTTTTTATCTGAGGATGTTGCATGGGAAACAAAAAAGTATTTAGTCACGACCCGATGACTGGGGTTACTAAGTATTGGCATGATAATCAAGACGGGACAGTCACTATTGAAAGCGACCAAGATGTTAGCGCAATCATGGAAGCAAACAGTGTTGGTCGAAAGGATGTTGACAAGCACGCGAAGTGGGGAGACATGAGTCGTGTCGCTTCGATCCCATTGACTGTATACTATGACCTTAAGCAGAAAGGGATTCTGGATGACCAAGCCGCAATGAAGAAGTGGCTGAACGATCCAGACAACGAATTGTTCAGGACTCGCAAAGGTAAAGTCTAATGGCGATTACGAACTACGGTGAACTGAAGAGCGCAATGGCGGACTTCCTCAACCGTTCAGATTTAACGTCGGTGATCCCTACGTTCATCGATTTCGCGGAAGCTGAGTTCAACCGGACTTTCAGAATCCGCCAAATGGTTGCCCGCGCAGAAGCCGTGATAGACGCACGTTTTAGTGCCGTACCTGCTGACTTCTTAGAAGCAAAGGACTTGGTGGTCGTTACGGGAAATCCGGTGACACCGTTGCAGTTCGTGACTCAGCAAGAGATGGCGCAACTTAGAAACACAACGATCACGAGCGCGGGCAAACCTAATTACTTCAGCGTGGTTGGTGAACAGTTTGAGTTCGCTCCGACGCCTGACGGGGAATACAGTCTGGAGATGACGTACTACGCGAACATTGATGCGCTGTCCTCTGACTCCGACACAAACTGGTTGCTCACAGACTATCCAGACCTTTACCTGTATACTTCGCTTATGCACTCCGCTCCGTATCTGAAAGACGACGAACGGATCGGGCTTTGGGCAAACCTCGCAAAGAAAGCGAAAGAAGAGTTAGTTGAGTCAGACGCTTCGGCATCTTATGCAGGGTCAACACCACGAATCAGAGTTAGGAGCTTTGGGTAATGTCGTTTTCAAACTACTTAGAGACTGAAATCTTAGATCATGTTTTTGCAGGGAACGCATACACCGCTCCGGCTACGATCTATGTTGGTTTATTTACATCAAATCCAGATGAAGATGGATCAGGTACAGAAGTATCTGGAGGTGCTTATGCGCGTCAAACAGCCGCCTTTTCTGTAACAGGTAACACAGCAACAACAACTGGTGCGATTGAGTTCCCTACAGCAACTGCTTCTTGGGGTACTGTATCTCACGTCGGGATATACGACGCATCTACTGCCGGTAACCTGATGGCTTATGCCGCTTTAACAACTAGCAAGGCAATCGATACTGGCGATGTATTCCGCATCCCTGCGGGTGACTTAGACATTACGTTGGATTAAAACATGGCTTTCGTACTCAAGGATCGCGTAAAAGAAACCACGACGACAACGGGTACTGGCACAGTCACGTTGGCCGGGGCTTCGGATGGATTCCAAGCGTTCTCAGCCATTGGCGATGGGAATACAACGTATTATGTCATTACCGATAACAACGATTGGGAAGTTGGAATCGGTACATATACGTTGTCTGGAACGACACTTTCTCGCGATACAATACTTGAGTCATCAAACTCAGGTTCAGCGGTAAACTGGGGCGCAGGGGAAAAGGATGTGTTTGTTACTTATCCTTCCTCAACCTCCGTATATGCAAGCAACAACTCTGGAACTGTTGGTCAGGTTTTAACTTCAAATGGAACTGGTACAGCTCCAACTTGGCAAAATGCTTCTGGAGGCGGCGGGTTAGAATCAACCTTTATGTTAATGGGAGCCTGACATGGCAACAGCTTATAAAGTCCTTGGTCAGTCGGCACCAAGCGCAACAACTGCAACAGATCTCTACACAGTCCCTGCATCGACTGAGACTGTGGTATCTACAATCTTCATCTGTAACCGTGGAGCAACTGCGGCGACATACCGAATCTCAATTCGCCCTAACGGTGCGACTCAAGCAGATCAGCATTACATTGCATACGATGCACTCCTGTTAGCGAACGACTCGATTGCCATCACAGTGGGTTGTACGTTGGATGCGGCAGATGTAATCACTGTCTACGCTTCAACGGCTAACCTATCCTTCAACGCATTCGGATCAGAGATCACAGCGTAATGGCTATCTCAAGGTTAGTTCCTTCAGCGTATAACACTGCGTATGCAGAAACTCAGGCGGCTATCGCAACTGGTTCAGAAGGTACTGCATCTGGCGGTACAGAAGTTACATCTGGCGGCTACAAGTACCACGTTTTCACTGGCACAGGAACGCTAACAGTCTCTAATGGCTTTAAAGCATTTGAGTATTTAATTGTCGGCGGTGGCGGTGGTGGCGGTAGTGGCTTTGGCGGTGGTGGCGGTGGCGGTATTCGTACCGGAACAGCTAAAGTTGTCAATACTACAGTAACAGCCACTATTGCGGCAGGTGCGGCGGCAAATACATCTGGAGGTTCTACATCAATTTCGTGGGCTACAACAAGTGGAGAGACACAAAGTATTGTTGTGATTGGAGGTGGTCACGGTGGCTACTATTCAAACTCTGGATCATCTGATGAGCTAGAATACTTTGGTGCTTCTGGCGGTGGTGGAGCCGCATTGCGAGCTTTTAATGGTGTGCTTTACACAGTTAATCGTTTTGGTGGAAAAGGTTTAATTTCACTTACATCCGAATATACCAATAGTAATGATCTTACTGGCTCTGATCTTTTTACTAGCGATACCACTTACGGCTATGACGGTGGAGATTGTGGTACATCTTATAGTGCTAACAATACTTACGCAGGAGCAGGCGGAGGTGGCGCAAGTGGCGTAGGCGCAAGTGTTACAAGCACGACTGGAGGTGGCGGTGCAGGTGGCGTAGGCACTTCAGACTTTAGTACTTGGTTATCTGCTGTATCTGGATCAGTCACTCTTGGCGAAGAAAGTTCTGGAACGTATTACATTTGTGGTGGCGGAGCAGGTATAGGCCGTTACAACAATGGCGCAACCACATATGGCGCAGGAGGCTTAGGCGGTGGTGGAGGTAGTGGTAGCCTAAATGGTGATGATAACTCTGGTGGCGGTGGCGCACATGGTAGTAGTGGCGGTTCTGGATTCGTAATTATTAGGTATGCAGTATGAGCATAGAATACATAACACGCCCCGAT